ATCTATTTCTTATAAATTTATGAAATTCTTCGTTATGTATACTATATTTATGAACAATTGGTTTATTTTTTTTTATATATTCTACTTTATTATGATTTTTTAAAACATTTTCTATTTGTTTTGCACCAATTTTAACATCACTTTTTGGATAATAATAACCATAATCTTTAAAAGCATCTGAATTATGTATTAATGGAATACCATAATGTAAAGCTTCTAAATAAACATAATTTAATTCTAAACCATCTTGATGTATTACTATTACATTACAATAATTTAATATATCATTAAGTGTTAATCGTGGTTCAAGACTTAATTTTTTATTTTTATAAATATTAAATGTAGGTAATAAACTACATAAAAATTTATTGTTAACTTTATTTACACCATTAAAAACATAACATCTATTAACCAACTTATGTGCTTTCTCAACAATAGTAATTGGTATAAGACAAGTTTTACAAAAATTTAAATTTGGTTCCATTATAGCAACATTAATTTCATCAATAGTATTTTTAATTTTATGTTCAAAATAATTTTGTGTAATATTAGGCGACCAAAAATAAGGACCAACAAAAATATTTTCATTTTTAAATCTAACTTTATAATATTCTAAATGTTCTTCAAAATGAGGTGAAATCCATATTTCATCATATTTAACATCTACAATTGTTTGTGCCCTTTCATCAAATATTATATATTCAACATCAAAAACATAATGTTTTCCTAACATAATATAAATTGCTTTTGATTTATCATTTTTTTTTAATCTATTTAATATTGTTATGTCAAATGTAATTCCAATAGTAAATATATAATCGAATTTATCTTCATTAGTATTTGTTATATTTAAAAATTTATAATCTTTATATTTTTCTTTATCATTACTCATATTTCTTTTTTTTTTATTATAAGGGTTTGTATCAAATTCATTTTTATAAGCATCATGAGTTAAAAAATAAGTATCATAACCAAGTAAATCAAACAATTCATAATACATTATTACATTTTGATTACAACCATTAGCAAACATTTGATGGAATCCATTTGAATTACCATTACAAGTAATACCAACTTTCATTATTATTAATTTATTATAACAATAATATTATAAATTATTTATTTTCTTATATTAATTTTAATTTCAAGAAAAATAAAAAAAAAATTTTACTATATTTTTTAAAAAATATTATTAGATAATAATCTCATATAAATAATTTTTTAAAATTTATTTAAATTTTTTTAAATAAATTCTAATTTAAAATTATAATGACAACCAAAACTTTACCAAACTATATTACTATGGAATATTACTATCCTAACAATAAATTTATTTATATAGATAATGATGAAGTAAAAAATATTAATGAAGAAATAAAAAAAAGTAAAAATAATACAAATAATAAAAAAAATTTGTTTATTTATATTTTTGATTATTTGTTTTATTAATTATTTTGCTATACGATAAGTAATATAATAACCAGCATTACTTGAATTTCTAATAATTCTAATAATATTACCATATACTAAACCGTAAAATTTACTTAATGGGTCTGATGTATTAATATGTGGTATATTAAAATAATTAGATAAATTATACTTTAATTTTAATGATTCTTTTTCTGATTCTGATAATATTTTTATATTATTAGGAATTAATACATGTTTTGTAATATTAAATAATAATTCCTTATAAATAAAACTTTCTATATTAATATTATTATAATCTGTATATAATTTAATTTTATTTACTAATTTTCTTGTTACAATTTGAATATTTACTTTTATAATTTTAGTAACAATTATAAATAAATTTATATTTAGTTCTTTTTGTTGATAATTTGTATTAAATGTTTCATTAATAGTATTGTGTAAATTTGTTAAAAAGTTTTCTATATCTATAAATTTAAAATTTTTTGATGTTATATTTATTGTATTTGTAAATAAAATAATAATAAATTTATTTTCTTCTAAATTATTACGAAAAATTAATTTATAAAAACAATTATCAATTATTTCATCAATATTTGTAGGCATTTCAAAATTAGAAATATCATAATTTCTTTTTGATAATAATCCATCACTTTCAAATAATGTATTCATACATTTTTTAAAATTTACTATATTTCCTTGAAATAGTTTATCATCCATAGTAGTATAGTTATTAATATATATAAATCATTTTTTAAATTAGTTTAAAAAATAATATATATTTATTAATATTTAATGTATTTACTTAAATACATTTTTTTTTTGTATATTTTTATTTAAACTTATATGTGAATTTAATTCTAATAAATCATTAATATATACACATTTACTTTTTTCTACAATATCATTATATTCATCATTTTCTTTCCAAGATACTCTTACTGTATTATTTTTAAATATAATATTTGGATGTGTAATACTTACATTATCTTGTATTTTACCATTGCTTCTTTTAATTTTAAGAGATAATTCTTTATTATTATTTACAAAAATTTCATTACAAAATAAATCTACTTTATTTGATTCTTTAGCAATTTTAAATTTGCTTTTACAAACACTTAAACAACATCTTGAATTATTACAAGAATTTATAAATGATGCATAGTATGGTTGACTTAATGGGTTAATAAACTGTTTTGAAGTATAAGTTAGATTAACTTGATCTTCTATTTTTTTACATACAAAACAACCATTAGGTATTAAATTAAAAGCATAAGCATTAATTGTTGGAACAAGTTCTGAAATTTGCTTATCAATATTTAATTTTATCTTCTTATTTATTAAACGTAATCTTAAAGCTTCATCAATAGTTAAAATATCTAAATTAAAATTAAAATAAAGTTTATCTAATAAATCTTCGTATAAAATAAACAGCTTTTCTTCTTGATTCATTTTATTTAGATTTAAATAAAAAATCATTTTTTTAATTAATATTTATGATTATTATATATTATATATTATATATTATATATTATATATTATGTTTAATATATTTAATCAGACACGTAGTTATAATCATAAATGGCATTATTATGGAGAAAAAGAAACCCATTTTAGTGGGACGACTAGTGGTTTATTTATATGCTTAAAATGTGGTATAAAAGCAGAAGGTGAAGATGGACGTGGTAATGCACGTCTAAGACTTCCACCAACTTCAGGTTGCACAAAAGAATTATCAACACAACTAGAAGAACAAGAGATTCTAAGAAGTTTAGAACAAACGCGTCAAGAAGAAGAACAAAGACGTCAAAGACTTCAAAGACAACAAGAATCACCAGAACGTCAAGCATTTTTAAGAAGACTAAGAGAACAAAGACTACGTCAAGAACAGCAAAGACGTCAACAACAACAACAACAAACACAACAGTTTTGGAGAGATTTAGAAGAAACAGGAGAACAAATACATCAAGAACAACAAAGACGACAACAAGAACAAACACGTCAACAAGAAGAACAAAGAATTAAACGAGAAATAGATAATGATGAGGAAGAAGAAAACACACAAGAAGCTTGTACAGTTTGTTTAACAAACAAAAAAAAATATATATTTATACCATGTGGTCATATAGCATTATGTGCAACTTGTAGATTTGAACGAGAATGGACTAATTGTCCAATATGTAGAGAACCTGCACAAAATCTTATAAAAGTACATTATGGTGGGAAAAAAACAAAAAGAAAATATAGAAAATCTAAAAAAGGAAAAAGAAAATCAAAAGGAAAAAGAAAATCAAAATCAAGAAAATCAAAAGGAAAAAGAAAATCAAAAGGAAAAAGAAAATCAAAATCAAGAAAATCAAAATCAAGAAAATCAAAAGGAAAAAGAAAATCAAGAAAATAAAGAAAAATAGAAATATTATCAATATAACTTAATCATAAATGTTAATATAAACAGAATTTCAAATTTTTATAATCAAATAATATTATTTATATCATTTATTAATTTATCTATCATATCAAATGTATGATCATGAGTTATACAAACTCTAAATCTTTCAGTCCCTTTAGGAACTGTTGGATAATTTATTGGTTGTAAATAGTGATTATGTTTTTCTAATAAAATTTCAGATAATTTATTTGTTTTTTTGGGATCTCCTATTAAAATTGAATTAATATGCGAATATTCAAAATTATTTTCAATCAACTGTATTTTGCTATTTTTTATTTTATTTTTAAAATATAATATATTTTTTTTTCTTAATAATTTATTTTTATCTAAATTTTTTTTATTATTTTTAATGCTCATTAGTGAAGCAAAAGCTAAATAAGGTGGAATAGATGTTGTAAAAATAAAACCAGAAGCTGTACTTCTAATTGCATCAACTAAATATTTTTCACCAGTTATATAGCCACCAATTGTACCAAAACCTTTTCCGAATCCACCCATAATTATATCAAAATGTTTCTGTAAATTAAAATGTTCTACTAATCCTCCTCCATTTTTACCATATAATCCTACTGTATGTATTTCATCAATATAAGTTAAAGCATTATATTTTTTTTTTAAATATATTAAATCATTAAAATTAGTTATACTACCATCCATAGAATATAATGATTCTACTATAATAATATTTTGTTTATTATTATTTAATTTTAACTTATCTTCTAAATAATTCATATTGTTATGAGGAAAAATAACTTTTTTACATTTTGATAATTTTATACCTTTTATAATTGATGAATGATTATCTTGATCTGAATATATTGTTGATTCAGGAAACAATTTTCCTAAACTTTCTATTGTTGATAAATTAGCTAAATATCCTGAATTAAATAACAATCCATTATCTTTTTTATGTAATAAAGCAACTTTATTTTCTAATCTTCTATGTTGAGGTGTAGTTCCACTTATATTTCTTGAACCTCCTGAACCAATTCCATTTTTTTTTATAAAATTATTAACTGCATTTATCAAATCTAAATTATGAATACTTCTATTATAATCATTACTACTCCAATTTATAATTAATTTATTATTAAATTTGTAAGTTGAACCACTAATTGAATTTAATTCTATAAATTTTCTATATCTATTTTCATTTTTAATATTTTCAATATATTTTTTAGCAATTTTACTATATTTGTTCATATATATATATTTTATTATATAAATCATTTATAATTTAATCATATTATATATTAAATATGTATATATGTAAAGTATGTTTACGAAAAGAATCTTATTGTAATTGTTTATATTCTATTTTAGTACATAAAAGTGTTTTATTTAGTTCTTCATATAAAAAAAAATTTAGAAATATTTATCTCAAATATAAAGTATATAATAGTTTATTAAATAATATAAATAAGTCCTAAAATTTTAACAAAAATATTTCCAATTCATTATAATCCAAATAATATAAAAAATATTTATTTGGAAAATGGTAAAATATATAAATTTGAGGGATATAATTGGGATAAATTTATAAGTCAAGTAAAAAATTATACAAATTTTAATTTATTTCCATTACTAAATAAAAAAGAATTAAAATATATATACGAATATATTAAAAATCAACAAAAGAAATTTTAATTTTTTCTTTATCGGGGAATAAGTTTACTATATATATTGTAAGCAATAGAAATCCTGTCCTTTATTACAGGAGTTACGAAATGTTCAAATGTATAAGGGAATATAATTACAGTACCTTCAGATATATCTTTTATTCTAGATGTATCAATTTTATCGGCGGTACTTAATCCAAAATTAAACATAAAATCATTTCTATGAAATTTAAAAACAGTTGAATTACCTTCATTTTTATCTTCTAAAATATATATTAAAGAAAAAGAAGGCTGATATATTTCATTATTAATAATTTTAGGATGATCTAAATGATTATGTATTTCTTGAAAATTAGTTTTTTCATAAATATTAAACCAAGCACCAATAATAATACTTTCTGACAAATTAATTTTAAAAATATTATTTTCATTATACTTTTCTATTAATTTGTCAATAGGATTCCATACTAATAAATCTAAAATATCTTTTTCTTGTAAAAAACTATTTAATTCTGGTTTAAATATACTAGTTTTAAAAATACAGTGTTTGAAAGACTTATTTTTTAATACCTCTTCGTTATTTGATAATTCTTTTATCTTACTAAAAATTTTTTTTTTTATATCTTTATGTTCTTTTATTTTTTGATAATAAATAAAATCTCCAGGAGCAAATATAAAACTCATATACTTTTAGTAAAAAATAAAATTTTAAATATTAATTAATTTAAGAATAGTTTAATTTTCTAAATAAAAGTAATGTGTTATTCTGCAAAAGATTCATTAATAGCTTATAGTAGAGTTTTGGGTAAAGAGAGACATTCTCAAAAAGGGTACCCACAAGAGTTCTGTATTTATATTATTATAAAATAAAAAAATTGATATATTTATATAAAACATATAATAGTTTATTAAATAATATAAATAATTAGTAATAGTAATAATATTAATACTTGTCTAGTTGTCTATTAGCCCATGAAAGCCATCTTTCTTGTTCTTCAGGAGTCATAGATACAAATTCGCCATATTGCATCTTTTCTATTCTTTCTAATTTTTTGATTATGGCTCTCTCGCGGTCCATCCAATCGTTAGACCTAAAATTACTCATAATTATAATAAACACGATAAGACCTAAAATAAAAAATAATAAACCCATTCCAACTGAACCACCATATAAATTTTTTTGTTTTAATAATATTTCAAATTTATTTATTGTAGGTGGATTATTTTTATAATATTCATATTTTTCTTTAAAAATTTGTTTTAAAAGTGTTTTATTTATATTTTCAAATAACTTAGTGTTTATAAAATCATTAAAATTTTTTTCATTTAATTCTTTATTTTTGAAAAAATTTTGTGAAGCTAAATAAATATCTTTAAAATTTGGTATATTATGTTGTTTATATAACATAATATTTCTGTTGTATAGTTCATTAAGTTTTGAAGGAATTGAATTAGAAGTATCACCACCACCTTTTTGTTTTAATTTTTCATATTTCAATTTATATTTTAAATATTTTAATTTATAATTAACCATTTATATTATTATAAAATAAAAAAATTTGATATATTTATATAAAAGATATAATTGTTTATTAAATAATATAAATAATTACAAATAATAATATTTATATGAATAAAGAAAAGCAAATTAATAAATTATATAATGAAGCATTAAATTTATTATCAGAACATAATAATTATGATGAAGCTGAAAAAAAAATTTTACAAGTATTAGAAATATATGATAAATGTTCAGATGTATATAATTTTTATGGTCGTTTAAAGCAATTTCAAGGTGATTTTAACAAATCTATTGAACTATTAAAAAAATCAGTAGAATTAGATAAAAGTAATTATATGGCTCATTATAATTTAGGTTTAGTTTATGCTATAAAAAAAGATTTAGAAAATACAAGAACGCATTTTAATAAATACATTGAATTTTGTGATAATGATGATAAATATTATGTTAATTTATATTTATCAAAATTACATTTTGATATGCTTGATATTAAAGAAACAAGTGATTATTATTTAAAAACTAATATTAAATTATTTGAAGTATTAAGCAAATTATTAATACCTCGTATATATAATAGTGTTGATGAAATAGAGTCATATAGAAATCAATATATGAATACTTTAATAGAAATAGAAAATAATCTTGAAAATTATAAAGTAAAAGATGATGCTGAATTTTTAAGTATAATACAATTTATTTATTGTTATTCATTTCCTTTATCATATCAAGGATTATCTAATACTACAATATTAAAACAACAATGTAAAACATATCGTAAAATATTTCCTCAACTAAATTATACATCTAAATATTTAGAAGAAGTTAAAAATCAAAAACGTGAAAGAATTAAAATTGGATTTATATCAACAAATTTCTTTAATCAATCAGTAACACGTGATAGAATGGGTGTAATAAGAAATATTTCACGTGAAATATTTGATGTTGTAGTATTTTATTATTTTAAACCATCAGATGATTTAGGTAGTTTTATTTGGAATGGAAAAAATAAAAATGTAATTTTATCTGATTCAAATTTTTTTGAAAGAAGAAAACAAATTGAAGAAGAAAAACTTGATATGTTAATTTTTTGTGATATAGGTATGGCTCCTGATACATTTTTACTTGCTTTTTCAAGATTAGCACCTGTTCAATGTACTACTTGGGGTCATTCTGATACTTCTGGAATTGATACTATTGATTATTATTTATCATCTACATATTATGAAAATGAAAAATCACACGTTAATTATAGTGAAAAATTAGTTTTATTAGATAGTTTATGTACTTTTTATTATAAAATAATTCAATCTCCTATTTATGTTAATAAAGATAATTATTGTATTAGTAATAGTGTTAATACTTATTTATGTTCTCAAGTATTATTTAAAATTCATCCTAATTTTGATGTAATTTTAAATAGAATATTAAACAATGATAAAAATGGTATTATTATTTTTATTAAAATGAGTCTTGGTAAATATATTGAAGATGTTCTTATTAATCGTTTAACTAAAACTTTAAAAGAAAATATGACAAGAGTTCATTTTATTGATTGGCAAAGCTGTGAACGTGAATATTATAAAGTTTTATCAATTGCTGATGTAATAATGGATCCACATCCATTTGGTGGTTGTAATACTTCATTTTCTGCTTTTGGTATGGGAATACCAATTGTAACATATCCTTCAAATATGATTAATGGACGTTTTACTTATGGTTTATATAAAAAAATGGAAATAATGGATTTAGTTGTTGATAATTATGATGATTATGTTAAAATGGTAAATAAATGTGGAATGGATAAGTCTTATAGAACTGAAATTTCAGAAAAAATATCAAATAATTCACATAAAATTTTTAATGAAATTGATACATTAAAATCTTGGACAAAATTTTGTATTTTTGCTAATGGAATTGTACATGGCGAAGAAGATATTTTTGAATATAATAAATCTAATATTGTAGATAAAGAATTTGAAGATATATATGTTAATACTTTAGAAGAAGTTGATAATAATAATAATTTAATAAATACAATACCAAAAATAATACATTTTATATTCTTTGGATTAACAGAATTTGAATTTATTCATTATTTTGCTATTAAAACAGCTTATTCAAATAATAAAGATTATAAAATATTTTTATACAATAATATACAACCAAAAAATAATAAATATTGGGATAAAACACTTAAATATGTTAATTTAATTCATGTTGATATTCCTACACATATTAATGGAATTAAATTAGCAAATTATGCTCATAAAGCTGATATTTTAAGATTACAAAAACTTATTGAACATGGTGGTATTTATTTAGATATAGATGTATGGACTTTTAAATCATATGATAATTTATTAAAAACAACTAAAACTTGTATTATGGGTTATCAATGTAAAAATACACAATTTGAAGGTTTATGTAATGCTGTAATATTATCAACTAAAAATAGTGAATTTTTAACTAAATGGTTTAAATTATATGATAATTATAATCCTAATGAATGGGATACTTTAAGTGTTTATGCACCATTAGAATTATCTAAAACAAATAGTGATTTAATTCAAATAATGGAACAAGAATATTTCTTTCCTATAAGTTGGTGGAATTTTAATGAAATTATGGATAATAAAGAAACTCCTTATTTAAAAAATAGTTATTGTATTCATTTATGGGAATCACATTTATTACAAAAAATATTAAAATATATTACACCAAGTTATCTATATATTTCTGATTCTGATTTATGTAATAGATTACGTAAATTTGTAATAGAAGAAGATAAACCAAAAATAAAATATGTTTGTAGTTTAGGTAATTCAGGTTATGCTATATCAGCACGTAATTATATTAGTTGTTTAGTAGATGATGGGTATTTAGTAAATGTTGATTTTTTAAGACAAGAGTTTAACTATTCAGATATTAAATTATTAAATGAAAAAGATATATTATTAAGAATATTAAATAAAGATAATAAAATAAATAATTACGATATTTTAATAATTCATACAATTCCTACTTTTTGGAAATATTTAAGTGAAAAATATAATTATATTAAAACTAAATATGGATTAACTGTATGGGAAACTAATGAATTACCAAATGAAATTATAAATAATTTACAATTTGTTAATGAAGTTATTGTTCCTTCTAAATTTAATTATGAAGTTTTTAGTAAATATAAAAAAACACATATTATAGAACATAATTTTAATAAAATTAAATATGTTAATAATACATTTAATTGTGAAAATAATTCATTGTTAAATGAATTAAAATATACTAAAACTACAAATAGTATTTTAGTTTTAAAAGACAATATTTATATTGAAAGAGAAACCACTAAACCTTTAAATAATGTTGATAATAGTAGATTTGTATTTTATACTATTGGTAATTGGGAAAAAAGAAAAAATTTACTACAATTAATTAATATTTACAATAAATTTTGTGATAAATTTAATATTACAAATTCTATTTTATATATTAAAACATTTATAAACAAAGAATCAATTCAAGAAATTAACGACATTAATACAAAACATAAATTATTATTTAATTTAAATAATTTAAGTGAAAATGATATTGTATATATTCATGAAAAATGTGATTGTTATATATCTACTACATATTCAGAAGGAGTAGGAATTAATAGTGTAAATGCTACATTATGTAATAATAATGTAATTATAAGTAATTATGGTGGAACTAATGAATATTTAAAAAATAACAAATATTTTGTAAATTATAGTTTAGAATCTGCATATGATGATAAAAATATACTATTTAATAGTAATAATCAATTATGGGGTTTAATTGATGAAGATGATTTTATAAATAAAATGAAATTATGTTATGATAATAAAGATTCAGAAAATATAAATAAAATCAAAGAACATATACAAAGCAATTATAGTGATAATATTATTATTAATAAATGGAATAATTTATTATATCATAAAACAGAAATATTAGTTATCGGTGAATTAGAATTATTAGAAAAACGTATGGATAAAAATATATATAATTTTGTAAAATATCTTCAAAATAATAGTGTTTATAAATTAATATTAATAGATCATGAAAAAGCAAAATATTCTAATTTTAATATATTTGAAATAATATCTAATTATTGTAATACAATAAATCCAATAGTATATTCATTAGTATTTACTGATATTAATAGTTCTTTAACTTTAAATTTAGATAAATATGAAGGAATTAAGATTTATGATGTAGAAGATTGTTATAGTACTGATGAAGTTATTAATGTAATTAAACACTTTAATTATAGTCATGTTTTATATAAATATAATTGTGTCCAAATGAATTATATTAAAAATGAGTGTAAAAATGTAGAGTTTATAAATTTTGAACATTATGTAGATAATAATATTTTTAAAAATAAACATACTAAAAAAGATATAGATATATTATTATATGGTAATATAAGTGATTTTTATCCATTTAGAAATAGATTATTACATATTTTTAATAAATGTGAAAATATTATATTTAAGTATATTGAACATCCTGGTTTTGGTGATAGAACAGAATGTAAATATGAACCTATTATAAATGATGATTTAGCTGATATTATTAATCGTAGTTATATAACAATTTGTACTTGTAGTATTTTTAATTATAAGGTTAAAAAATATATAGAAGTTCCTTTATGTAATAGTGTTTTATGTGGTAATTATCCTAATTTAGAAAAAGAAATTTTTAATGAAAATGAAATGATTTTACTAAAAGAAGAATGGAGTGATAATGATATTAAAGATTATGTATTAGAATCTTTACATAAAATTGATAAAATGAATCTAAATACTATGCAAGAAAAAGCAAAAAATTATACATATGATAAGGGCGTTATTAAATTTGATGAAATTATAAAACAAATTATAAATAATTAATTCTTAATATTTGATAATAATTGTTTTGATTCTAATTCTAACTCAATGATTTCTTTTTCTGTTATTTTTACTAAATCTAATAATTTTTGTATTTCATTTTTTTTTATTTCTATTAAATCAGATATTTCTTTTTGTTTAATTTGATTATCTATTTGATTATCTATTTCATAATCTCTTAAATACTTATGTTGTTCACATAAATAACAACACTTAACATAATTACAAGGATTTTGTCCATTCTCTAGTATGTCAAAAGAATCATAATCAATATAATATTCTGATTGTTCTTCCTCTGACAGCTCATCAAAGTCTCTTTCAACACTACAAGCTAAACAAACTTCTGTTGTCATTTTAAATTTATGTAAAAAAAAATCATTTTTTTTGTTATATTAGAATTTATAAAAATAAGTTAATTCGTTATTATTTGTAGATGAAAATGTAAACTCTACAATTTTTTTTGCTTTCATATCTATTGCTTTATAAACAATATAATTATCTTTTATCATTGTATCAATATGAATACAATCTAAACATAACATCATAAATTTAATTAAACTATTATTATTATAATCATAATCAAATTTATCTAACATATCAAAATAATATTCTTGATTAAAACTAAAATGTTTCCCATTAATATTAATTTTTCTATTATTTTGTGATGTAAATTCAATATCTTTTTCTTGTAAAATTAAACTTAAATTCAAGTTATTATATTTATCTTTAAAATCATTTATAGTATCTAATACAAGATCTAATGTTTCAATTTCTTCAAATAGTAATTTAATAAATATATCTTTGTGGTTTTTATAATTTTTTTCTACTGAAAAAGTGAACTTACTAGTAAGTTCAAAAGTGTCTTTTTGATAGATTTCAATTTGTTCTTGAGACATAGTTTCCTGTTGAGACATTTTTTGAATTTATGTAAAAAAAATCATTTTTTTTATTTTATTTAAGAACAATTAGATGATATCATATAATTAGATAAAATCATATCTATTAAATCAGTATCTTGTTTTGATGTTATGTTACTATAATGTCTAAAATATATAAAGATATAATTTACTATATTAGATAATTCATTATTTAAACAATTTTTTTCTTTTTTGTAAATATCAAGTGCTTCTAACATAATTTCATCACAAGTATCTATATTTTTAATTTGTATTATATTATCTATAATTTCAAATTCAATTAAATTTTTAAAATTAATATCAATTAATAGTAAATCAATTAGTAGTTTTTCTGCTTCTTCAAAAAGGAATTCATTTGTATTGTTTAAATCATTATATTTTAACAACCAAGACTTGATTTTTTTGTTATTATGAATATTGTTTTGTATATTTTTTACAAATTTAGTGTTTTGAATTGACATCTTTTTTTTTATGTAAAAAAAATCATTTTTTTATTTAAAATTGATTTATTTTTAAAAAAAGCAAAATGTCATTCATTCATATAGGAAATTTATCTGATTTTATTGATATTAAAGAAATTAATGAATTGAGATTATTTTTAAAAAATATGAAATGGAATTATAAAGTTCCTGGAGGTTTTGTTACAAATTTTCCTCAAAGAAAAGTAAATACATTTGGAAATGGTCAAGCAGTAAATGATAATTCAGAATTAATAAATAATAAATGGAATGAAACATATTGGACAGCTAAACAAACACAAAATGATATATCACTTAAAACAAGTGTAGAACCTTTACCAAAAGAACTATTAAATATAATACCATCTATAAGAATGTATTTAAAAAGATATTATCCTGAATTTACTTATAATGATTATACTTTTACTATGGCTGTTTGTAATAATTATACAGAACCTAATATGACTATATCTGCTCATACTGACGATCAAGAGTGGTATCCATTAGAAATTGAAAATAAACCTATTTTTGCTTCATTAACATTTTATTTAGAAGGAATACCTAATAAAGATGAACATTATTCAAGATTTCAAGCAAAATTAGATGGTGAATGGACTGATATAAAATTAGACGATAACAGTATTATGATTATGAATTCAAGTATAGAACACAGAGTTTTAAAACATAAAAAAAAAGATGAAAAATATTTTAAACCAAGAATTAATATAACTTTACGTTCAACATATGATGTTAAAATTAATCCATTAATGAATTATTTATCAGTAGCTAATCATAGTAGATATTATAGACAACCATTATCATTGGTTGTAAATGATAATTATGATATAAATAAAATAAATGAATTATTAGAATGTTATAATAAATTTTGTTTAGAAAATAATTATAATCCAATAATTATTGAAACTAATTCATATCATAATAATAAAACAAATCTCAAATTAAAATATAATTACTATATTAAAAAATTAAAATTAAATTCTATAAAATATAAAGCAAATATTGTTAGTGAATCATTATATACTGTATGTGATTATTTAAGAAAAATAACTAATGATTAAATATAGTAATAAATAAAAAATGATTTTATTTTTTATTTTAAAAATGTTCAAGTTAATAAGAACTGATTCATATATGATAAATCCAAATGAAACAAGTAAATATCATGATTCTAATTTTCCTATTGGAGAAATTATTATGAGTCCTAGAAAAAAAAATTCTATTTTAAAATCTTTAAATAAAGAATTAAACGATAAATTTAAAAAAAAAAAATTTAATTTTTAGTTAATTGTTTAATATCCACCTGCTTGACCATAAGTTGGATGACCAGGTAAATTACCCCATTCATCTACAGGTATATTTAAATAATATTTTCTTACAATTGTATTTTTTTTTGATTTTCTTTTTACTGATTTTCTTTTTTTTGATTTTCTTTTTACTGATTTTCTTTTTACTGATTTTCTTTTTGTTGATTTTCTTTTTACTGATTTTCTTTTTACTGATTTTCTTTTTGCTGATTTTCTTTTTTTACGAGAACCTCCTATGTTTAATAAAGATAACATATATATTAATATAATATTTTTATTTTTGTAAAAATATATTAGGTCTATAATTTCCATTTAATTTAATTTCTATAAAATCTCCTTTATATAAATTATATTCCTGTAAATTAACTAATATTATACCTCTAATAATATGAAAATTTTTATTATTTAAATAAGAATTAAAATCTTCAATATTAAGTAATTTAACTCTAACTTTATAAAATATTTCAGTATTAATATAAATATTTAGATTAGATTTATTGTGAATTTTAATTAAATTATTATCTTCATTATTATCTTCTATATAATCTATACAACATAAAGCACCCATTATATTATATATTATTTAATTTTTTATTATTAATATTTATTTTTTCTATTACATTATTAGTGTTATTATGCATATTTTCTAATATATTATTTTGATTTTTAATTTGTTGTGATTGTAATTCTGTTATATTTTCTAAATCATCTAAATGAGATATTAATTCTTCTTCAAATGAGTTACTAGAATATAATGAATTTTGAATTTTATCAGAATTATTTAATGATTTAGAAGTAATATTGATTTTGTTTTTTTCAATACTATTATTTTTATAATTTTCAGATTTTTTAAAAAAACAACACCATTTTCTTTTAATTTTTTTAATTATATTAGAACTTTTTTCAACTTTTGAATCAATATCATTTACTTTATTATAATTTTTAGTAATTAATTCATTTTGATT